CTCGGAGGGAATGAGAGCAGTGTTGGCGCGAGTTGGGATATTAATAGTAATGGTCTCGCCTACACCAAAGGAGGTCGAGCCCTGTGGCTGAATTTGCGTGAGAAACCTTCGGGCAGGGGCGGACTCAACCTTGGACTGGAATTTGAGATTTGCGGGAATCATTATATTATTGCCACAGATAAAAACATTTGGAATTGTCTAAATGTTTTGCCAAGGATTTATCGTTTCAAAATCCGTCTTTCTAAACCCCCAGAAACTTTACGAACTAAGGCATCGGCCACTTCCCTGGCAACCGGGCGCATCAATAGAGGAACTTTTGAGCCAAGTCTCATTTTTCCAAGGGGCATTTTGAAGCCCATCATTGCTTTTCCTAAAGGTTGTTTGTATCCTAACATTTATAATTTACACTCATATTTTATTATTCCACAAACTTGACACAATCTAATTGTAGCGTCATCTGATATTGAATCCCATTCATATTTAACAGTCGCGATTCATTGTCTAAAAGCCGGATTTGGATTTGGTCCAATTTATTCACATAGAGGTTGGTTCTAAAATTATTGGGGTTAGTATAAGTGATTATGCTAAATGGGGCAACATAAACTGGTATTGTCGCCAGGATGTTCTGATTGTATGGTTGCGCTATATTGACATTATATGTCGGAAAGTTTACCTCTACATTGATGGCGCGGATTTGATTGAGATTTACGCAATCTCTTCCATAGAGGAGATTCGCAGCCGATGTTGTGTTCGTCGTTTTACTAAATCCAAGGATGTGATTAATTGTAGAGGCATATATTATAAAATTGCTTGTCGCATGAGTAATCAAGAGTTTACTAGTTATACTACTATAAGTTATTGTATACGATGCACCCATTGCTGTTTCGATAGCATCTATAAGTTGGGTTATTGTATAGTTTCCTGGTTGTATATAGGCTGTAGTTGCTGGTCCAGCGACGAGACCAAAGATGAAGGTGTTATCGAAATCGCTGATGGAATAGAATGAATATGGAATGTTGGCGGATTGGAGTGAGAGGTAAATGTGATGGCCATCTGGAATCTCAATCACAGGCAAATAGTAAATACTGTTTGCTATGTTATCACTTACTGATTCAGAAGCATACCGCGAGTTTAAATATATTTGAATGCTATTAATGTGCTCCATAAGTTATTATATCGTTAGATTTTGTCTTTCTAAATATCGCCTGGCTTCTTTATCGTCAGTTCATTAAAATTGCGATACAATTTTCCCTCTATGGTATCTATGTCTAGATGCGAATATTCCTTGTCATAAACATATTCAAACAACTGTCGCGCGTCTTCGTCGCGCATCTGTATCAGTTCTTTATTAAGCGAGTCCCACTCCTCTCTGTTCTTCGGTTTGAATATCGTGGCAAACGTCGTTTGCTTCCTTAGCATCTTCGGCATATAGAGGTAAGATTGTAGTGTGAATATAAAACACGTATTGAGATGACGAGCCTTGATTAGCATCGTATTCAATAATCGCTGAACGTCTTTCTCTTTGAGCGAATTTGCCATATCGTCGATAATCACACAATTGTATTCCATATCATCGTCTTCCTCTCTGTCTTCTTTTCTGGATTTCAGTTCATCATACAATTCTTGCAGGTTATCGCGTGTCAGCTCATTGATTACTTTATCGTGTTTCTCAAACGGGTGCTTGACCACACTCTGGAAACTGATTGCTGGTGTAAACAAATAGAGGTGGTGAAACTTGCGATGGTAAGCCCCACCCTTTCTAAACTGATTCAAGAGTAAGCTTGTCTTGCCTGACCCACCACTTCCTATCATCAAATAAATCATTCCATTCCTGCGAGAGATTCCCTCTACAATATCGGGGATGTATTTATCCATAGACTCTTTCACTGGTTTGGTAGCTTTGAACTTGTCATTGGGTACTTCGCTAATATCGAGTGGCATTATAAGCTATACTCATATATTTAGGGCGTTGTTTAATTACGCCATTTTATTTTCTCACACTGCTATATACCATGGATGACGACGAACCACACGAGGATACCGAGCCACTCACAAAATCCAAATCAAAAAAGGAGAGGAGCCCAGCGCAGATTGCCTCTTTTGAAAAAATGAGAGCTGCTGCCACTGCTAAATCACAAGGCAGCAAAGCGCTCGACCCCACCAAGAAGGCGGTCTTAGCTATGGTAAAGGAGAAGTTGAATGGCCCACCAAAGAAGGCGGCTCCGCCGCCCGAGTCTGAGGAAGAGGAGGAAGTTGTAGAGGAAGTCGCCCCGCCACCAAAGAAAGCCAAGGCCCCCAAGGTTGTAGAGGAGCCCGTCAAGGCACCAAAGAAAAAGCCACCCATAGTACAGGAAATAGAGGAAAGCGAATCAGAAGAAGAAATCATCATTGTCAAAAAGAAGAAGAAGCCAAAGAAAAAGACCATCATCTATGAGGAGGACAGCGAATCCGAGGAGGAAGCCCCTCCGCCTAAGAAGGAGACGCGAGCTACCAAGACTCAGCAAAATAAAGCCTCTATGTTTAAAGTGAATCGTGCTGAAGAGAAGCCTACAGGCCCAGTTTGTTATTTCGCATAATAGTATATATGGCTTTCACTTACAAGCAGAAGTTCAATAAAAAATATGGATTTGAACCTAGCCAACCTCATAGTTTAGTAGACATTAGTCGTATTACCGGTTATAAGAAAACGGGATTGGAGACCATTTTTGACAAAGGCGTGGGGGCTTTTAAAACCAATCCACAATCAGTCAGGAAAGGAATACGGTCTCCCGAGCAGTGGGCCCAAGCACGGGTTTATTCTGCCGTTATGGGGGGCAAGGCTGCTCGGGTTGATGAGAAGCATTTGATTCGTGCTCCTTAATCCATTGTGCTCGTCGCCTCTCAACTTTCTCCAATTCCAACGTTATTTTGCGCCTACGCTGTTCCGTTGCTGTCATCACCTTTCTGACAACAATTTTCACATTCGGGTTTGGGTGTGGTTCATCACACCGTCTGTGAACCGAGTCATTCACCACGTATCCCCGTTTAGCATCTCTTTGTCGTGAGCGCATTTCATTATATTCATCTTTGTGTGTATCGTACCAGCGCTGCCAAGCTTCGTGCTGTTTCTCTGGGGTCTTCATATAATATATCCTCTCATATTATATGAATATTACTAAATCCACTCGTAAGGGCAAACGCTTCCTCGCTACATTCAAGGATGGGACCAAGGTTCACTTCGGCGCCGCAGGCGCCTCCACTTATATAGACCACCATGACAAAAACAAACGAGCTGCCTATATTGCCCGGCATCGTGTCAACGAAGACTGGACTAATCCCTACACTGCTGGGGCATTGAGTCGCTTCATTTTGTGGGGTGATTATACCTCCATGGATGGCAACATCGCTGCGTTTAAACGGCAGTTTAATGTGTGAGCGCCGCGTTTAAACCGCTGTTTATATTTTGCCAGTTTTTCATTAAACCACGATTTCTTGAGTCGTCGTTTAATTAAGGCCAAAAAATTGAAAACATTATGATTTAGTCATATATGACTAAAAAATGAGACCAGAATTGAAAGCGGCGATAATGGAATCCAGTGTCAGTGCTGATTTTGCAGTGGCAGCAGGCGAGTGGTATGTAAACTATTATGAGGTCATGTATGGAGAGGGCGTATCTTGTGTTTGTGGCCAAGAAGGATGTAGATATATTTATTCTATTAAAAATTGGCACAATGAAAAAACTTTATACCCGATTGGGAGTAGTTGTATGCAGTATTTCAGTTGGAATGAAGAGGAAGCCGAGATTATCAACGCATACAATAAATGGCACGAAAAGCTCTATAATAATGTAGGGGGACGATATCACCACAATTCTTTCAATCAAGTGATAAAAGATGTAGATTTTATTAATAGAATAAAATATTCTAATTCAGCTGAAAATAGAAGGTTGTATGCTTACGCAAGAGCAGTGTGGGTTCATAATCCCCCAGTTATTCCTGAGAAGAAAAAAGAGCCAACCTGTGAGCGCTGTGAAATCCAGAAACAAAAAGGATATCGACGTTGTTATCAGTGCCATTTAATTAAGAAAAAATAAAAAAAAATATTTAAGGGTGGGTGAAGGGATGGGTGATGGGTGATGATGAGGAGATGGGTGACTGGTCGTTTTTAGGTCCATTATAAATAATGCAAATAAAAATATTTTTTTGGGAAAAAAATGACACTTTTTCCGAAAAACATCTTTTTTTTCAGTTTTCCATATGAAAATGAAAAACAACCCATCAACCCATCACCACCCATCACCTCTATAATAATAATAATAATAA